GCGGGAGGAGGATGTGGAGACTATTTATATACCGCGGTCTGTTTTGACGGTCGGGATTAGAAAGTCATTAATCCCAGTTTGAAGGTGGAAGGAGGTTCGGATGGTAAGTCAATACCAATAACAGCCATGAATCGTGCTAGGCTCGGATTCATTCTGATCCTGAATGGCCACTTAAGGCACTCACGACAGGTCAAATCGAATTCTGCGTCCTTGCCAAAGTTGGCAACGAGCAGTCCCATGGCACGTGTTGCAAAGTCATCATAGCTGCGATCTGGACGTTCGGGAAACCGCAGTGCGGCCCAAAGTTCGTCCACTGGACGCCTCGGAACTCCTGGAGCCAAGTAGTATCCCAAGAACTTAATCTCAGACAACTCCCTTGACTGCTCAGTCTTCTTGGTATTGATGTTCATACCAAGAGTTTCTGCATCAGCAGACAGGCGGTCCAGGTCGACCAATCCATCTAGCGAAACGACACTGTCGTCTCCAAGAACTTTGATGGTCTTCGCTTCCAAACCTTGCTTACGGATGCAATACGTAATTGCAATCCAGTTGACTACACTGTCAACAAGCTGTGTGAAGTAACTACCACTAGCAACGCCTCTATTCTTTCGGTAACGTTCACCGTTGCACAAACGAATCGGAGTGCGAATGAAGTAGTCCACAATTTTCTTCCAGGCTCTGTGAAGCTTGGAAGACATGGGGACCCCAGTGTGCAAGTACTGACGAAAGTCAATATTGTACACCAACACATCGAACGCGACTCTTATCAGCCACGGAGGGACAGTTTTGTCGAAATCCTTGAAATCACAGGACAAATAATTGTCTGCGTGTCCCAGAATGTCGACCAGTCGTCTAACACCACCACGTGCAGTCTCGAAACCATACGCGATGGGAGTACCGGCCTCTTTGTAAGCCTCTATCAATGGAAGCGCAAAGCAGGCTTCTTGGAAAGAGACAGTCGCTGGGTAACCCCAGACAGCTCTCACCTTCTGTTCTCCTTTCTTTACGATGTGTGCGCGCATGTAAGCAGCGCAATCTGGTAGTCGTAAATCTTCTCCTTCTTTAACTCTATGCCAGAATTTCCTAATACTTTGAAAACCTTTTGGGCAGTCAAGCAATTCCCGTTTACTACGGTAGAAATCACGCCAGGGAATACCTGGAGATGAACTTGCATTTTCCAATTTTAATTTTGGCAAATCGTTCAAATGAATCGGGTTGACCGATTGAATTTTAAATTCTTGCACTGCGTCTCTTATAACTTGATCAAGTATTGGACAGTCTGGTTTTGGCGGAGATGGTCCATGATACTTCATGACATCTTTGCGAATGAGACCCAAAGTCACTTCGCTCCGCTCTAATTCTTGTGTATAGAGTTTAGCCCTCTCTGGACAGTAATGCGATTCTGTATACGTAAAGTGCCTCTGGCAGAAGCCTTGCGCCCTGCCGACAT